AAATTAAAAAGGATAAAAAATGTCGTTCAAAAAAAATAAATATACAGTATTAAAAAAAGCTATCTCACCTGAGATTGCAGAGTTTGTTTATAAATATTTCTTAAACAAAAGAGAAGTTGCAAGATTTTTATTTGATCAAAAATATTTATCACCTTTTACAGAATATTACGGTATATGGAATGATGAACAGGTACCAAATACTTATTCACATTACTCAGATATTGCAATGGAGACTTTATTAAAAGAAGTAAAACCAGTAATGGAAAAACACACCGGTATTAAGTTAAGTCCTACATATTCCTATGCAAGAATATACAAAGAAGGTGATGTCCTAGCTCGTCACAAAGATAGATACTCATGCGAGATATCTACTACATTAAATCTAGGTGGTGACCCATGGCCCATTTATCTTGATCCAACCGGTAAAACTGGTCAAGCTGGTGTTAAAGTGAGTCTTGAACCAGGTGACATGTTGATCTATTCTGGTTGTGATCTTGAACATTGGAGAGAAGAATTTAAAGGCAAGAACTGTGGACAAGTATTTTTACATTACAATAAAGCTAGTTCTAAAACAGCTAAAGAAAACTACTTAGACAAACGACCTTTACTAGGTGCACCTGCTTGGTTCAAAGGTGTAAAGTTGACAAAAATTAAAAAATAGTCTATACATTAGGCTTGCAGGGGGATGATCCACCACAGATTCCCTCTGCTTTAAACATATTGAAATCACACACAATCTGCTATATTACCTAATAAACAGGATTTTATATGTTACAAAAACTAGGTTTTTTACCAGGATTCAATAAACAAGTTACATCTACAGGTGCAGAGTCTCAATGGATAGACGGAGAAAATGTACGTTTTAGGTATGGTACACCTGAAAAAATAGGTGGTTGGCAACAACTAGGTGAATCAAAACTTACAGGGGTTGCAAGAGGATTGCATCATTTTGTTAATAAATCTTCTACTAAATTTGCAGCAATAGGCACAAACAGAATTTTATATGTATATTCTGGTGGAGTATATTATGATATACACCCACTAGTTAATCCATCAGGTACAACTATATCAAATTGTTTTACAACTACCAATGGATCTCCAACAGTTACTATTACTTTTCCAGGAACACATACGTTTGTAGCAGGAGATATTATCACATTTAGTAATTTTTCAGCTGCAACTAATTCCAATTATAGTGCTGCAGATTTTGATGACATAAAATATATGGTAACAAGTGTACCGTCTCCTACAACTTTAACTATTACTATGGATAGTAATGAGACCGGTTCTGGTGCAACCACATCAGGTAGTGTTAAATACTATCAATATTATCATGTAGGTCCAGCTGAACAGATAGGATCTTTTGGTTGGGGTATTGCATTATGGGGTGGTAATTTATTAGGTGCAATTACAACTACTTTAAATGGAGCCATTAGTGCTACATCAGGCGGAAATAATGGTTCTGCTACAGAAATCACATTAACCAATACAACAGGGTTTCCGTCTACAGGTACAAACCATGTTACAATAGGAACAGAAGAAATTTCTTATACAGGAATTTCTGGAAATAAACTAACAGGAATTGGAAGAGGAGCTAGAGGAACTACAGCTACTACTCATTCTAATAGTGCAACAGTAACTAACTCATCTGGTTTTACTGGATGGGGATCACCAGCAGCTAACACTGACCAAGTAACAGATCCAGGATTATGGTCCTTGGACAATTTAGGATCAACTCTTATAGCATTGATACATAATGGAGAATGCTTTCAGTGGGATGGTGATGCAACGGATGCTACAGCAACAAGAGCAACTATTATATCAGGTGCACCAACAGCGTCACGTGATATGTTAGTGTCTACTCCTGACCGTCACTTAGTATTTTTTGGAACAGAAACAACTATTGGTGACAAGACTACACAAGATGACATGTTTATTAGATTTTCATCTCAAGAAGATATTACAGACTACACACCTACAGCTGAGAATAGTGCTGGTACACAAAGACTGGCCGCCGGATCACGGATCATGGGTGCTAAACTAGGTAGAAATGCTATCTATGTTTGGAGTGATACTTCTTTATTTACTATGAGATTTGTAGGAACTCCTTTTACATTTGCTTTCGAACAAGTTGGTACTAACTGTGGATTGATTGGTATGAATGCAGCAGTAGAGGTTGATGGTGCTGCGTACTGGATGTCTGATAATGGTTTCTTTAGATACACAGGTAAATTAGAATCTATGGATTGTTTAGTTGAAGACTATGTTTATGATGATCTTAACACTACATCAAATCAATTAGTTTATTGTGGTATTAATAATTTGTTTGGTGAGATTACTTGGTTTTATCCAACAGCTACGTCTAATGTGAATACTAGATCAGTTACATATAGTTATCTAGACTCTACAGCAAAACGTCCTATATGGTTTACTAATGCAAGTTCTTTATTTCCTAGAACAACATGGGAAGATTCTGCTGTGTTTGGTTTACCACATGCAACAAGATACAGCGCAGGAGTTGACACTTCTTTTGATGTCAGAGGTAATACAGATGGAAGCACAGTTTATTTTGAACACGAAACAGGAGTTAACCAACAAGAAGCAGCAACAGCTGCTGTTGCAATTCCAGCTAATATTACATCTGGTGATTATGATATTACACAAAAAGTTATTAGAGGAGCTGCAACTAACTTAGGTGATCTTAGAGGTGATGGAGAAAACATAATGAGAGTTAGTAGAATTATACCAGACTTTATAGCACAACAAGGAAACGCTATTGTACAATTAGATTTAAGAAATTATCCAAACGACACAGCTGCAAGCTCATCGTTAGGTCCTTTTACTGTATCATCTACAACAGATAAAGTAGACACACGTGCTAGAGGTAGAGCTATAGCTCTTACTATATCTAATACAGCAGTAGATACCAGTTGGAAACTAGGAACTTTTAGGTTAGATATACAAACTGGAGGAAGACGATAATGGAACAATTAGTAATGGCTATAGCAATACCATTAGCAAAACAATATGGTATGAACAAAGCTTTAGAAATAGCTTATGAAAAATTAGGTATCGCTGCTCCAGAAAACACCACAGAAATAGACATACTAACAGGTGGTGGAATTAATCAAGCTTTTTCTCCAAGTAATTTAACAAATATGTTAAAAAGACAAGGAGTAAAATTTGGATTTAATACTTTAATGAAAGGTGCAGGTTCTTCTTTACTACCTTTTGCTGGAATAGCAGGTTTAGCAATGTTAGGTAATAAATATAGAAAACAACTTACAGGTTATGATACACAATCTGCATACGAAGCTGCTAGAGATCAAAGAATAGCAGATAAAAGATTAGATAAAATTACAGATCGAATAACTTCTGGAAAAGATTATGGAAATTATGAAGATGCATTATTAGATAGTGGTGCAGGTGCTGTAGAAATTGATGGCACAATTTATTCAGGTCCTGATTATCAAGGCGGTGATAACAACAACAATAATGGTAGCACGGGTAGTACTGGTAGTAAAAGTGGTAAAGATAATTCTAAAGGTGGTATGGGAACAGCTTCTTTTGGACAATCTTTTCATGCAAGAAGAGGAGGCATTGCAAGTTTATAATGGCAAAAATAGTACAATCATTAACTAGAGCAAGCTCAGAGTATGAAGAAGATGTAGCACAATCTTTAGTTAGAGATTTAGATGCTGTTCTTGAAAAATTAAACACAACGTTTCAAGAAGAACTAAAACAGGAGATAGAAGCTAGAAGCTTCTTTTTAGATTAATGGCAGTAGTAAACCAATATAAATTTGTAGGTATAGATAACAGTACAACAGGTGGAGCACTTACACCATTAGGATCTGGTATTCCCGCAGTAAATGAAACTATTGTTATTAAATCTATACTTGTTACAGCAGCTGGCACACCTACGGTGACTGTTACAAATAACAGTATTACAGCTATTAAATCAGCAGCATTAACAGCAAATGTTACAACAGAATTATTAACTCAACCGCTAATAGTAGAGGGTGGTAAAGCCTTTACAGTACAATCAAGCAGCTCAGATTCGTTTGATGTAGCTATTAGCTATCTAAATATTAAGAAAGAGGTAACAACATAATGAAAGTATATGACGCTAAAGTAGAAGAAACTTACAGACACAAGGAAACTGGAGAGGTTTTTAAGACAAGAAAAGAGTGGGAAGCTAAGGGTTATAAGAATGAAGACATGGCACAAGATGTAAAAGTTATTATGCCAACTCTTGATTTAGTAGGAAAAACAAAGTAAACTGACAAAACCATGGGAATAGAAGATATACAAATTTCAGAAGAATTAGAGACTAACGCACCATCTATAAAGTATAGTGGTAATGAAGGTCCTAAGTCTCCACAAGAAATGCAACAAATGATGATGGCTCAACTAGAAGAAGAGTATCTAAAATATGTTGATGACATGATAGAGCAAGGCATGGAACCTATGTCTCTACAACAATTTATGGAACAAGCAATGGCCGAAGGTGACATGGCTGGTGGCAATCCATTACCTCAAGACCCTACAAAACCAGTTAATCCTTTTGCACCTAAACCTACAGGACCAACTTTACCTGACAGACAGATGGCAGCGTATGGTGGTATCATGGGTCTAGATGGTAGAAAAAAATATGGAATAGGATCATGGTTCCAGGAAAA